TCCATTCATAAATGGAAAATCTATTTTATTACCATTTTCATCACTAACACCAATATCAAATATATCTCTCCAGATATATTTATCTCGTTGTCTACTATGAATGGCATAATTTGGTGTACTTTGAGTTGTGTCACTATCTTCAATGTACGTTGATTTTAATTTCAAATTAATCTTATAAAATGGTTTATATGTGAAAATAATATTATTATGAATAAATCTATGGTGTAACATATCAACCTCAACCTCCTGTAAATTTTCAGTACTATGTTCACAAACAGAATGATAAAAAAAATCACCAATTTTAACTTTATTGCTAACGGCATTATCAGTTATTTTTTCAATTCCATCATTATCACCAACATAATTTATAAAACGACTAAAATGTGATTCCACTGAACTAAAAGGTGGTAAATTGGTTAATAAATTAAAAGATGTTGTTGGTGAGTTTTTTATTATACCAATATATAAATCACTGACAGGTTCATTTAAATTATTATATAAATTATCAATATTGGTATTTCTATTTAAGAAAAAATTAATATTACTATTATCATATGAGTTGACAGAAAATGCACATGTATCCAATTCTTCAATAACATCAACAACTTCTAAAACTTTAACATAATACTCCAGCAATTCTTTTTCAATAACTTTTGAAACGTAGTATTGTGGTTTTATTATCAGTTGAATTTTGGGTCTTTTTTCTTTTGTTATTTTGGCGGCATCTTTAATTTTTACATCGAGACCTCTAATATTTTGGAACGTCCCGTTATCGTAAGTTATATTATCTTTTAAAATAAGAAGTTCATCAATATTTGATTTTGATAATTGTACTGTTTTTAAATAATCATTTGGTAAAGCTATTGTATTTTCGTTTATTGCATTTCTTATTGTATTTAGATCTACTGACAATTGACTTGTTCGACCTAATTCGAAATAAATACTTTTCTTTGGTGGTGTGTCAATAAAAATTTTATCACCATCAACAAACACAACCTCATAAAAACCGTTAGATAAACCGTATCTATCATTACTAGTTATTTTTATTTTATCTCCAGGTATGAAATTATGACCTAATGGTAAATATAAACCATAGTTTTCGGTATAATCTTTACTTGTAAACATTTGAGCTGGTAACCCATTTGTTAAATTTGCATTAAAAATAGTTAAACCACCTCTACGGACATTTAGATTTTTAACACCTTTTGAATATAATTGATTACCATTTGCATCAAAATTTGATTCGATTCTTTTTGATTTCAAAATAACAATAGACCAATTATCTAAATTAATATCGAAAATATCTTTATTTAATTCAATTTTAGCGTCACCATTTGTTGTTTTTTCATAAACATTTAAATTTATAATTGGGTTAATTTTACCATAAAATCTAAATGTTTTTGAATTATTTTTTTCTGTTAAGTATTGATCTTGTTGTGAAACATTGTAAAATAAATTATTATCGTATTGAATTTTTTTATTTTCCTCTAAAACTAATCTAGTACTCAATTCTTTATTTCTAGAACCAATAAATTTTTTTTCACCTAAAATTTCTATAATATCACTCATCTAGTAAAATAATTTTTTTCAATATCGTATAAAGAGTTAGCATCTTTCCAAATACCAAAGTAATAAAAATTACCCTTATAACTATTATTATTTAAAACTGGGTTTGTTGTTATAGTGTCATCCTCAACGTATATTTCTTCAGTGTTATTTCTTGGTACTAATTTGTTAATATTCTTACCACCTTTATTATACGATGAATATACACCATCTTTAATTAAATCAGGTAAATCATCAGTTATATCATATATTAAAATTTCCATTAGTGGTTCTTTATTTGCGAAAATAACTGAATTTATAAAAACACCATATGTGTATTGATCATTTACAACTTGGTTGAATGCTTTGTGCACACTTTGGGCGTTAGCATTCGAACCTTTTTTTCTAGCTAATGATGATGCATATAATGATGGTATAAAGGTAGTTGTGCTGTTATCACCATAATTCCACGTAGCTTGCTCACCAAAAATATTTGTACCACCTGCAATAATAAAATCATCATCTGTGAATAATTCAGTAAATACAGGCCCAAAGTTTAAACCATTACCATGTTTAACACCAATACCTAAATATTTCTCGTAATCATTAATTTTTACATTAAACGTTTTGGACGGGTCAATATCAATCTCATTTAGACATCTTACAGCTGTTGTAATACCGACACCATTTTCAGCAAAAGAACCTTTACCTAATTCAATCGGGAAACTAGTTATTTGAAATCTTGGTACCAAAATCGAGCCGATTATTTGCGGTTCCGAAATTTCAGATAAGGTATCATAACTTAAGGGAAAGTTCCAATATAGATTAGATTTTAATGGATTAAATTGTGGAAAACAATTAACAACGTTACCAGGTAGTAATACATTATCGTTACTATGTTTTTTATAAATTGTTTTTACCGTATAATATTTTCTTTTTCGATTTAATATATCATATTCGAATAATCCTGTCCATGTACCTTCCCAACCACCTAAAAAGGCGTCACCTGTTGTTGTTGATGGTATTCTAATACCTGGTACTATATAATTAAAAAAACCAGCGCCATTATTACCATACGCTTGTCTCCTGTTTGTAAATCCATCATCCGTATCATATATTTCAAATGCATAATAACCTTTAGTTGGTATTCCTAAAGTTGTTTCATTTGTTGATACTAATTCACCAGTTTCATCCGTAATATAATAATCACTATACATTGGTAGGGTAATTCTAAAAATACCATTATAGTATGATCCAGTATAAACACCTAGTCTCTTTCTACTACCTGGTGTTAATTTATCATCTAAACGATATACAACAACTTCAAGTTTTTGTAATGGGAATAATCCAGTTGTATTATCCTTACCATCTATAACTTCAGTTACACCAATTGGATTATAATCAGCCTCTATATAAAATTGTTTAGACGGCGCTTGTATAAAACCAAAAAATATTGCTGTTGGTGTATAATTATAATTAATTCTAAAATCACATCTAGTAATACCAACATCACAAGTATCATTATCACCCCAGAAAGGTGATACTGTTATTTGTTTTACCTGATGAAAAATATTTGGCATTTCATTCAAATTGGTTTTAACATCAATCTCATAGTTATTGTTACCTAAATATTTAAATCCAGGTACCCTATCAACATTTTCAATGTCCTCGTTTGTATTCGCGTTTGCATTTAATAACGTTGTTAATTGTTCAACACTATTATTTAGTGAAATTTGTTCTACTAAATCATTAGCTGTTAATTCAAAGGAATTTGTGTCAAATAAATCAAAGTCCATTATAATATCATGCTGACCTGTCGGCACACCAAATATCATATAATCACCAGATTCATTTGTTACAGTAGTGTATTTATAATATTTATCCATTACTTCAACGTATTGTGGATAATTTGCAAAATCACTTTGATCGGGAAAGTTACCAACAGATCTGTGGCTTTGATTTTTAGTATTTCTAACCCTTGGTAATAAGTTGTATCTAACGCCATTTGGAAATGTCGTGTTAATACTATCAAAAGGATAAATTTCGGTAATTTCAGGTCTATCTGAGTCTTCAGCTGTAATCGGTATAAATACATTTACCTTTGCGTTTTGGACACCGAAACCACTATTTAACATAACTCTACCAACAATAACCCCGTAATCAGAACATTGTCTTGTATATGTTTCACTATTGCTAATTTTTAAACTAAGAATTTCTAAATTATCAAACTCCTGATCTAATTTAACATTAATAACTTTGTCATCACTATTTAAATCAATAGGAATTCTTATGTTTCTTTCATCCATATTATAATATTGATAAATTTTGGGTTGTTGGTATTACAACAATATCAATTTCAGGTGATTTTATTTGTAATATTTGATCGTTTGTTACTTTAATAGCCCCAGTTGTTAAATCAATTTCATTTGTGTTTAAATTAAGCAATAAATCATCACTTAATTTACTCGTAGAATAATTACCACCTACCTTATTAAATGCTTTAATGTAATTAATACTCAATATACCATCAATTTGTGATAGTTTTTTAATTAGATTACCAACTAAATAACTCTGACCTAAATCTGTTATTTCTCTATTAAATTCATCCGTAACCGTTGATACTATATTTGCAACTGAACTAATTTGTGAACCAGAATCAACTAATACAGAAATTTCAAAACCAATATTGATAACATCGGCTGGTCTAACAATAACGTAATCATTTATCATTCTATATCTTGATAAATAATTTGCAATGTTTTCCAATACTGTTGTTGTTACAGTATTTGTTAAATTACCATCAGTATCTGTTGATAGTACCGAAACATTAATTTTATTTTGTATTTGTGATACACTAGTTTTAGATGGTACACCAAATTTTGCTGGCATACCTAGGACAATAGCTTTATAATCTTGTAATGTTACAGCTCTATTTTGTGCTGCAAAATTATATGAAATATAATTTCTTAATTCCTCGATTGATGGTTGATCACCACCACCAATAGCTGGTGTAACGTTTAAAACGGTTAATGAATTTCTAACAATAGAGTTTATTTGTTCATCAGGCCCATTAATTTTAAAAGAAACCTGACCAACGGTATCGATAGTATTAATACCAACATTAGTGTCAGCACCACCGCCAATTCTATATTTAATATACATTGTGGTATTAGCTATTGGTGCAAAGCCTAAACTATTATTATTTAGAAAACTTTTTAAATCAAAACTACC